GGTGGTATTTCGGCAACTTGGATAAATACTACCATATTTAACTGGAGTTTAATATGGGTGTGTTTGATCCAATCGCTGATACAGCAAATGCGTTACGAACCGAAGGGCAAGAGATTAAATTATCCTTTAAACAAGGATGTCCGGCTGCTGGTCAAGGAACAATAGAATGGAACATACCTGGGCCTGCGTTAGGTTGCGCGTCCGGCCTTGATAGTGTATATGCAGGCATTGTATTACTTCTTAGTTCAACCCCATTAGACGCAAGCAACATCCCACAGGATGGCGTTACTTATACTGCTGATCCAACCGCTGATTTTGATTTAAGCACCGCCGACCGCATTAATAATGCATTAGTCGTTGGCTCATATTATGAATGTGAAAAGAAATGTAATGGTGAAGCACTCACCATGTCGGTTATCATTAATGATTTACAACCGAATACCACATATTATGTAGCTGGATATGCCGTTGATTGCCAGACACGTTATCATGCGGATGGCACCCGTGCGTATTCCGATAAATTCGGAAATATTCAAACGGATGTCGCTGCCACGCAAATGATAAATCTTGGCAATAATGGTGGTGGTGTATTACCCACTGATGGCACCGGGCTTATTCCTGGAATAGATTATGAGTTTGATATCATAATTGATGATATGTTTGCCCGCCCAAACACCGAGAAAACGGTAGAATTCATAGCTGATGGGATTGAGCTTGGGACGTATCAAGACTTATTAAACGAAATTAATAGGCAAATTTTATTAGTCGGGAATCCATTACAATCACCGCTTCCACCGAATGCTGGTTCATTTTTCTGGGACGCGGCAAAGCAAGAACTATTTCAATTTGATGGTGCCGTATATAATAGTATTCCTGTTCTTATTGAACCGACCGATCCCAGTAATATTATGGTCGGTGGCTATTGGTATGACACTACAAATAAAATTCTAAATCGTTGGAATGTTCCAGTGCCCACAGGATTTAATGTAATTCCGTTTATTGAAAGTGAAATCGATCCTGCCGCACCTGATTGTGGTTTATATTGGTTTGATAATACCACCGCAAGAGAATGGAATGGCACTACATGGTGTGAACAAATTACTTTAATTTCTGCAACAGACCCTAGTGATTGCCCTACCGTTCCATGTGGCACACATTGGTATGATGAAAATATAAATGAATTGTTTGTGTGGAATATTGATGATAAGCAATGGGATGCAACAAATGCAATTTTCTGGCCACAAGCACCGAATCAACTTTTAAATGGAACGTATTGGTTTAATGATACGAATTCAACATTATCAATTCGAAATGGTGCCGCATGGAATGATATCACCACGACTACCGTTATTCAAGAATTAGAACCCACGTCACCTACTGCTGGATTATTATGGTTCAATCCAGTGACAGAAGAATTGCGGGAATATTCGGCAACTTCGCCAATTGGATTTGCTTTAATACCCGTATTAATCTGGCCCGATGATCCAACCGATGTAACATCATGTGAATTGTGGTGGGATTCAATAGGTGATTTATTGTACACTTGGGACAGTATTAACCTGTCTTTTACACTGGTATCCAATTTTATACAATCACTATTAGACCCCGCACTTCCAGCGCCAATAACGGTGAACACCGTATGGAATGATACTACCAATAATATATTACTTCGTTGGGATGGTGGTGATTGGGTTCCGGTTACGTCTATTTTCCGCAGTACTGATCCAACGCAGTTGGCATTAGGCGAAGCATGGTTTATGCCGTCCACTAATACTTGGCGAATTTGGGATACGCCAGCAATGGGCTGGAATGTTGTTGATCCGATTGACTCCGCTACCGATCCAACCAGTATACCCACTGGTGTATATTGGTTTGATACGACAAATATCGCATTATTTGTTCGCAATGGTTTAATGTGGACGAATATGATGTTCTCCACTGTTCCGTTTAATCCTGTACGGGGAAGTCATTGGTATGATACCGCCGCTGAAGTATTAAATACTTGGAATGGTACCGCATGGGTAGCCGCTATTCCGTGCGCTATCGCTGCCTTCAATGACAATGGCGGACTAACATTTTCAACAACTGGTTTAGGTAGTGACCATGCTATTTTAATACCGGCTTCAGAAAGTGCGATATCTAGCACCAGTACCTGCTCAATCGGAACAGGCTTCGCATATGCTGGCGTTAATGACATCGCGGCAACGCAATGTGAGTTTCTTAATAATGGACTTGTAACTACATACCCAACCCGTGATATTCCTGATAATTCATTTTTGTGGAACCAATTAAGCATTATCCCCAATATCCTTACACCAAGGCCAGGAAATGATGGTAAAACAGGTATTCCTTCGTATCTTGAATTGGGCGTTGGTACCGATGGAACGCCTGATGAACGGCGGGAGTTGGCTGATAGTATTAGGCAGCAATTGGGTTATCCTGTTATTGAAGTCGAATTAACAAATTCACAAATTGACATTGCAATTACACGTGCGTTGGAATCGTTTAGAAAACGTTCCAGTGCTTCTGTTCGTCGTGGATTCTACTTTTTAAATATAGAATCGGGAAAACAACAATATCTCCTTACTAATAAAATAATGGGTTATAATAAAATAGTTAACGTTATGGCAGCATATCGTTTTAATAGTGCGTTCTTAAGTTCAGCTGCTGGTGCAGGTGTATATGGGCAGGTTGTGCTGCAACATCTATATAATATGGGCACGTATGACCTGACTAGTTTTTTTCTGGTGTCCCAATATATCGAGCAGTTAGAAGATTTATTTGCAACGCGATTAACATTTGGTTGGCATGAAAATGAAAGAATACTTTCGTTTTATAGTTCTTTTGTCCGTCCTGAACGTGTTCTACTTGATTGTATGATAGAACGTACTGAACAGGACTTATTAAAGGATAGGTTGGTTAAAACGTGGTTAGAACGATACGCACTGTCCGAATCAATGATGATGTTAAGTCATATTCGCGGGAAGTTTGCTACGCTTCCAGGTGCTGGTGGTGGTATATCATTAAATGCAAGTGAACTAATGAGTTTAGCACAATCATATCGTGAAGAACTAATGCAGCAGATTGATGATTTTGTCGTGGACACACCTGAAGATGTTGGTCAAGTTGGGACGTTTATTTTAGGGTAATCTAATAATATTCAAACGAAAACGATGGTGGATTTAAAAAACAATAGGGTCATATGATTCGTCACTGTCGTCTTCGTCAACCTCCCAAGCGGATTCTTCCCAGAGTTCGGACTCGGTTGAATATAATTTATCAAACGCTGCCTGTTCATATGTTGCTATTTCTTCTATTAATCGCATCACAATTAATGTAGCGGCAATGCAGTCATCTGTTGCACCAGCTTGTGCCGCGTACGCGCCCTTTGACCTTATATATGACTTTAACTCGGACAGTAATATATTTGATTGAATGATTATATCACCACGTTCAAACATATTTTTAAAATTAACACATGCACGCATTTTGCTACTAGCCGTAGTTGTAATCCCTAGTTTATTTTTACCATCTTCCGATATAAATTGCGCACTGTCGGGTGGGTTTTCGTCGGCTTCGAATAGTGCAATTAATCCTTGTCCCACCCCGTTATTTTCAATTGAAAAATAAGCACTTGCATTTGCGTTTTCAATATGACTTAATATATTTTTTAACGTGGTATATAGATCATTAGTTGACATTGAGTTAGAACGATATTGTCCCACTTGTTTTAATTGTGGGAAATTATATATCGTAATGACACTAAAATCTTCCCCATTTCCTGTTGCGGGATCAACACCTACAAGATAGGTCATTGCCGGAACAATGGGTTCAAACAATACCACCTCATTCACTGTAGTGAGTGGTTTTATCTTTGCTATTCCTGGTGTAATATTTGAAAGGTATAATGAATCTATCAATAGTGCATCGGATGATAAGAATTCGCATTCGTATTCTTGATTCCACTTACGTTGTCCAATTCGCCCAATTGCCTCTTCTTTAAATTGTCCATCGCGTCCGGGTGGTTGATCCCAATCGATTTTTATTGGAAGAAACCCATTTGCATTTAACTCAGCACCCCGCCAAATTTGGGCATATATATTCATATCACCATTCGGCGTAGAAGTCATAATACAAGACCCACCAGTAGATAATGTTGGTTCAATTGCTGTCCAAAATTCTTCTTGAATGCTGGCTTTTACAAATGCAAATTCATCAAGGAACAGTAATGATATACTCATGCCACGCCCTGAATCTTCGGATGTTGCGGTTGATACGATTCTGGAGTCGTTATCGAAACCGATTTCGTGCTTATTCCAACCGTCATCCTTTACGCCCGGTTTAATCCACATTGGTAAATTTTCATACGCATATCGAATACGCATGATCATTTCTATTGCATTTTTATTTTTATTGGCGGCAATTAATATTGTTTTGTCAAAATTAAACATTGCATACCATAATAG